GTAACTGTAGTAGCAGTAGAAGGAATAGTTGCCCAATTACCTGCAGTTGTAACATAATTTGCTACAACTTCAAAATCTACCATTGAAAATTCATCAATATCTGTAAGAGCTGTGCAACCTTCTGGTTTTTCCTTTGCAGTAAGAATCAAATTAACACTTGAACTCTCACTAGCCTGAACTCTACGACCAGCATGTGCATTAATTTTAGCAACTATTGCAGTAAGCCATGTAGCTAATACAGCAGTTGTAGAAATATAACGATAAGTCTGTGTAAATTGTCCAGGATGTTCCGGCATATCTTTGTAAATGATACGAATTATATATTCTGTACCAACAGCAGGAGTAAGTCCTGTAAAATCTATTGTAGCAGTCTGTTCTGCTTTTGCAGTATAACCATTGCCAGTAAATTTCCTAACTTTAGATCCTTCAATAGGATCTGAGAAAATAACTTTACGGCTAGCTGTTATAGCTGTTCCATCTTCTTCGGTATAAGAGAATGTTTCACCAGTACCCTGACAAAGATAAATTATATCGGAATCTAGTACGGTTGCACCAGCTACCAATATATTTTTATTTTTATCGAGTACAAGAATTTCACCATCTGCAATACTACCACTAGCAGACCATACTGCTATTGTAGCACCATCCGCACACTGGGCATCCCGGCTAATATCCTTACCGATTAATAATTTAGTTGTCTTTTGTAACATGTTTATTTTTTTTTTATTTATTCAACATTATTTAACTCATTCAAATGAGACTGATATCTTGGTTGTTCTATGTTTTCTAATGCCATACTAACAGCCATTTTAACTATTTCATCATGAGTATGTTCTGGTAAATCACAACTTACACTTAGAGATAAACTTACCTCTGCTGGTTTTTTTAAATACCTAATATAATAATTAGTTATCGTGTAATTACCATCTGTAACCAATTCAACTGAACTTTGATAAGTTAGTCTCAATGGTTTAGCTTCTTCATAATGTAACCTATGTTCACTATATGGATCATCTATATGAGATCTATAAGTATCTATAGTACATTCTGTAATACCTTGTCGTTTAACGGTATAATCTGATTCTCCTAATTTGATGTATCTTATATCAACTTCTTCACCTAATGTAAACCATTTAGTATTTAAAGAAGTTAACGAAGCCCAATATACACCTGCCCTAAGAGCATCTAAAGTTAAACTTGCACCTGTTATAGTAGCATCAACAACAAGTGTTTTTAAGTCTTCAATTCTTTTAATTCCTTTTTCAAACTCAGCATGCCTTGTTTTTACAAACTTACGAATCCCATTATTCAACCAAAAATCAATTTCTTCTGGTTCAAATGATGGTAATTCTAATGCTGACGTTTTGTCAAGTTCGAGCTTAAAGGCTCTGTGAGTTTCTATAATTGTCATTAAATAGTATTCTTAAAGGCTTTAGTTCTTTTATCTACTTTATTATCCATTTCCTTAAGAAATGCTTTTTCTTCTTCATCTACAACAATTCCTATACCTTTCTTATCAAATATTGGTTTTTCTTCAACTATTACTTCCTTAGGTTTAACAGGAGCAATAGGTTCACCAACAGGTATATCAAAGTATGCTTTAGATTCTAACTGTTTCATTATAGCAATCTTAATATCTTGATTTTTAGGTTCTTCAAGAAAATAAGAAGTTTCTGCAAGACTATGACCTATAATATCAGTACCATACATATATACATTTTTATTCTTACGAATTATGTTTTTAGCAATAGCACGTTCTATTAAAGCTTCAATATCTCTCCTTTTATTATTAACCCATTTCTCCAAAAAGGATTCTGGATTACCTTCTACTATATCAAACAGTACTTTTTCAAGTATTTCATTACTCATAGAATCTCCATTATTACCATACAACCTAAGACAATTTCTCATATCTTCTGGTGTAAGTTTATCGAATTCTTTTAAAGCATCCCTTTTAATTCTAGAGTAAAGATTAGTTCTTTTAGCTTCTTCATCTTTATTTATTAACACAAAATTGGCAGAAGCTTTATTTTCCATTATGGAATTTTTTATCCTTTTGTGGTTTTTCAAAAATAAATATTTAAGTTCATCATGTGGATCGTTTGTATCTAAATACAAATCTTTACCTGATGTCCTTATAAAAAAATCTTTCCAAAAGTCTGAACCAGATTTTAAGTCCCAACCTAAAATACCACCTAATCTAATTTCATCTGTTGGTGTTAGACCTGTGTAAACTCTACCAGACCTAGTGAAATAAGGACCAATGTCCTCATAACAATTTCTATATTTAATTAATCCTGACCATGATTTTTTTGCAATTGGTCGTAATATTACTATCATTGTTTCCTCGTTTTAACGGTTTATAAATAAGAATGTTAAGGGGGTATATCTCAACCCCCAACATCACATTCAGTTTTTTTTATTCAGATTCACAAATTAGTTCACCACTAGTCGTCGGATCAAGTACCATAATTCCCTGTTCTGAAAGGAAATGAACACTATAACCGTCTTTTGCATTTGACCTAAGAGTAGAGATAGACTTAGCGTGTCCTGCTCCAGGAGCAACTGACCCACCAGTATACCACATAACCATCTCACGATCTTTACGAACTACTTTACGAACGTTTGCTTCACCATCCCTACGACCGAAGTCGATGAAAGTCATACGATATGATTCGAGTGGCTTACCTGTGATAGGATGAAGTTTTCTATTATATACAGGATTGTCATAAAGAGGGAAATGTTTAAGCGTAAGCTCAACTCCGTTAAGTCCTTTGTAAGTAGTAAACTGCCCACCAAGGGTAAGGTTCTGACCAGAACCAGTAACGAAATTAGTAGCTATAAGCGTATAGGAACTAGCTTTTGCCCTAAGTACCCTATCGAATTCACGCATACCCATTTCTCCTGTAAGGGCTACGAACTTACGTTCACCCATACCAAGTATATTGTAAGAAAGATCTGACAGGAATGTATCAAGCATATCCAATGTCAGAGTCGTATAAGTCTTTTTGTTTGCAGGAGCTATCTGCTGTAAGAGACCAGCACCAATGTATACAGGACGACCGTTAGTACCCTTAAGATCTACAGTGCCATTTGAATTAGCATTATATTTCGAGTAAACTGTCATTCTATCAACACGTTCGTACCACTGTCTCATAGCAATCCACTCTTGGTATACAGACCAATAGTAAGTTGATTTTTTTGTTTTAGGATCACGCATAGCGAGAACCATAACTGTTGAATAAGCATCACCAGTAATGTCATAAGACAAACGCATAGTTGTAAGCTGATTCCTCAGTTTGAAAGGAGCCTGATAATTCAGAATATCAGCTTCTTCACTGTACTCTTCATATGCACTACCAACCCTACTTACCTGTTTTCCAGCTGCCAAATTTGAAGGCGGAACAAAAGAATCCTTCTGTCCGTCAGCCATAACAACTGTATAAACCCAATCACTACCATCTTGGTAAGGTTCTCCGACTACACGTACCTGATATTCTTTTTCGTCGAATTCAAGTATAGCACCAGGACCAAACCATTTCTCTGCCAACCAGAGAGTAATAGGCGTGTTATTAAGACCAGGAACTGAACTAGTAGTGAGAGTTGTACTCCCATTAATAGCAGCAGCTCTGATAGCAACAGCTTTGTCATGTTCTATCATAACATCCCATTCGTATTCACGACTTTCGATTGTCATTGTCTGACCAATACCATTAGTAAGGTAGTCAATAACGTTACCTTGGTCGAATCTACCAAAGAGGTATGAAATAACTGTAGTAGCCTTGTGGGGTTCAGTAAGTAGCATATTGGAAAGCATTCTCTCATCTGCGAGATCACTAGACCATTTGGTCTTGAATAACTGAAGAGAATTAAGTAAATTGTTTTCCATTGCCATAATTTAAAATTTTAATTGTTTATTTTTTCATTAAATGTCTACCTAGCAAGTTAGTTAGTGAGTCAGAACTATCGCTATCTCCTTGGCCTCCTGCACCACCTGAGTGTCTTTTGCCTTTGTTTGCTTTAAGTTTCTGATGTAAATCTTTGTAGGCATCAGAGGTTCCTGTTTTCTTAGCAGTGCTAATTAACTTGTCCCCCTGTTTTGTAAAATAAGCCGATTCTATAAGGTTACGCACGTCAGTCATGTAATCACGCTGATATTTTGTTATGCCTTCAGAGTCCGGCTTAAATATATAATCAAGTAAATCTTGTTTATCTTTACTCGATATTTTGATTCCTCTTATGTTTTCGAGGCTTTTTATATTACTTTCTACGGTTGAATAGAACTTTTGTTGCTGTAATTTGACCTGTTCCGCCTTATTT